GATTTAGTGATATATCGTTGTATGCTAGTATTTGGTCAAACGCTTCTATAAGCAAGTTCTGAAAAGGCTTAATAACCAAGTTCATCATTAGCTTTGTAGCTGTTTCTAACTCCTCTGCGTTGTTTCCAAGCCCTGTGTTGTCTTTAATACCTAAAAGCATAGGAGACACTACCCTGTGTGCTACAAGTATCTTACGGCTGCTCTCATCGCTTAAAAACTGATACTGATTGTGCGCATCACTTAATTGTACAGGGTCTATTGTAGCTGCTGTTTCAGGGCTGTCGTTAAAAGATAGTATAAACTTACCTGCATTACTACTACCTGAAAATTTATCATAGATACGTCTTTCTATCTGTTCTCTTTCTTCTGCACTTGGTGTGCCTGAATTAAAGTTAATAAGCATACTAGGAGATAGTCCTGATTGTATGTTATTTATATGAAAGTTAGATATTTCTTCTTCTAAATCTGCATACTGCAACCCACCTTGATAGTCAGGGGTGGCATAGTACTTGTATCCTGCTCTGTAAGGCTTAACGTAAACAATTTCGATAGCTTCATTACTCATACCAAAAGCAGGTATACGCTTGACTTGGTTAATACGATTGTATTTAGCCCAATCACTAGAATAGTAATATGCTTCTATTTCTCCTTTGTCGTTGCACTTTTCAGCAGCTAATTGTTCAACAGGTATATGCTCAACCCTTGCTATCTTTTTTCTGTCTTTACTATAAATTACTTGCATACTACATTGCCCAAACAGTTTAAGGTCTGCACACAACTTGCGTAAACAATCTTTATGCAGTAGTGTAATAGCTTGTGCGTATGCATCAGGCTTTTTGTTGCTGTCAGTAGCATCTAAACCTTTGCCGTATATCATCTCGCTTATACCGTTTATAACAGCATTGTTTGTAGGGCTACCATTATAGCGGTCTATTAGGTACTGAAAGTAAGAGTTTTTATCTCCGTATGTTACAAAAGCCTTATTCTTCTTTTCTTCAATAGTAGGGCTTACATAGTTAGATAATGTTAATGCGTGTATCATAGTACTATATAATCGTTATCGTGTGTATCGTTTGTATCGTAAACATTCTTATTTACATTGTACCTGCTTTGTGTTACAGGTGTCTGTGCTGTACAGAACAATTTATCTCTATAAACTATTGTAGTGCCATTTAAAACTTCTAGCGTGTAATAGTGTCCTTCTCTAAATGGTGCATTGCTGCTGCCAAATGTCATAGTAGCTGTTAGAAAGTTCTCGTTGCTATCAACAATAGTAGATGCTGTAATTGTTTCTGACTTGTTAGTTTGTTCATCAGTAACAGTATATGTGAGCGTTTGAGTAACATACTCTGCTCTTGGTATATACTTAAATGTTTGTGTTTGCGATACTGATACAATCTTCATATAAGTATAACGCAAAAAAGCGAGAATTTGTAATAAAAAAAAGGAGGGCTTTTACACCCCCCCTCTATCATAATCAAAACAAAACTATACTCTATACAAATATATAAAAAATATATTAAGCAGGAGTAATAGGTGTAGTAGCACTTTCGTCAGGCACAGTTGCGAAGAATGGTGGATTAACCTCACTAGCTACTGCTGTAAGTGTAAAGCCTTGTAAATCTCCTGCTGCTGCTCCTGTTACAATAGTACCGCCTGTAACCTCTGCACCGTTGTCTTTTCCTACTAGTAAGTACTTTGTAGTACCTGTACCATCAGGATATAGTTCAACAACATAGTGCGCTCTACCTCTGTTAAGAAGTTTTATTTCTTCTTGTGTTGCAACATCTAGGTTTTGAAAAGTAATATTTAGTGTACTTTCATAGAATGTCGTACCATTCTCTCTACTCGATGAAACACTTGTCTCTAAAGATGTTTGACCACCTTTTACTTCAAACTTGAAAAATTCAGCACTTGCATCAGTTGGTAGTGTTACCGTTCCTGATGATGGGCTTAACGCTGCTACTACTGCGCTATAATCAAGTATGTATACATTTTTGATACCTGCATAAGCTGCCTTACAGCCTATACCTCTACCTTTTGTTATTGCACAACTCATATTTATTTATTTATTAAAAAAGGGCAGGTAGGATATTCCTAGCCCACCCCTTTTATGTTGGTTAATATTATGAGTAAAGAACGATGTCGCCTCTTACTCCGTATTGTACACCTGCTGTGTAACGCATCACAACTCTTACGTTTTGTGAACCATCAAGGTCAGCCATATCAATAACTTTAACTTCGTTACGGTCATCTAATAAACCTGTACCAAAGAATAGGTTGCTTTTTTGAGCAGCTACCGCTGTGTTATCAGCAAGTCCTTTAGCAACAACTAGGTTGATGCCTTCAAAAGTAAGCTGACCACCGTTGTACCATTGTGAACCTTTGTTGTCAGTACCTGCACCACCGATAGTAGCAACAAATCCGCCTAAAGAACGTACATACGCTCTAGCAATGTTTGAAGATACATATAGGTTAAGGTCTTCTTTACCGTATACAGTTGTAGGAATGGCATCTACAATAGCACCTAATTGAGCTACTACGTTTGTGCTATCAATAGCAACAGCAGTTACATCAGCACCACCGTCAGCAGTTAAAAGTGTATCAAAGCCGTCAAAAGAACCTTCTCCTGTGCTACCTGACCAAATAGAAGTTTCAGTTGCGTTTGCAACTTCAGCAGCTACCTGTGCGATAACGAAGTCAGAGAATAAAGGTGGCAATTCATCAAAAGCACTAAAGCCCATTTGAGCAGCTTCCCAATCTGCGTGCAATTCTTTCTTACAGATTTGTAAGTTTACTTGCAATTCAGCAGGAGTAAGTACTTTTTCAGTTAGTGTCATTGTTGAAGTAGAACTATCGAAATCACAGTCAGCAGAGCGGACAAGACTTCCAAAAGAACCTACTTTCATAGCAGCTTTATACTTTACGTTTGGTAAAATAGTAACAGTTCCGCTATCTAGTGTATCAGCAGACAAAAGAGCAGCAGCAAGATATTTTCCTGCAAACTCTCCTGCGTAACTTGAACTTGTAATAGTTGGGTTTGGCATTTTATTTAATTTTAATTGTTAATTTTAGACATTACTTTATCGAGTGTTGTTTGCTTTCTGTTTTGTGCAAACTTTACACCAATATTGTTATTTTTTTGTTCAGGGTTATGAGCAATAGGCTCGGCGGCAGGTTCAGACAATTCCTCTTTTACTTCTTTCGGTAATTCCTCTGATAATTCTACTTCTGCTTCTTCAACTACTTCTTCACTCATTTCTTCTTTCTTCATATCTTCAATCATAGCTTTGATTTCTGATACTGCTTCTGCTAGTTCTTCTTTAGTAACATAGCCCATTTCTTCTTCTTCAGCTTCTACTTCAGCAGGTGCTTCTTCTAGGTCTTTGATTTCAGCAATAATGCCTTCTTCTGCTACTACTAGCATCTTACCATCTTCCATAGTATAATCGCCAACAGGCAATGCTACTTTTTGTACTGTGTCATCTTCGGTAACTATAAATATTTCGTTTCCTGCTTCAAACGCTTCTGCTTCTAGCACAGTACCGTTATCTAGCTTTGCAGTTGCTAGTTCTACCTTCTCTTGGGCTTCAACATTTTCTACAATGTCAGTAGTATCTTCGCCTAGATAGGTTTTAATCTTATTTAACATTTCGGTTGCTTTCATATAACTATAACTATTTATTTAACTTATTTTACATTTTTAAATTTTACCAATACCTTGATTGATTAGTTTACCTTTACAGCATTTAGTACTGTAAGTGTTTTTGTCAGCACATAAACATCCACGTTTACTGCTTTTAGGGCTTGTGTGTGATGGTGTCAAAAATCTCTTTAACATTTGCCTTGTCCTTTATATTTTTTCTTATAGTTCTTACTGCCTTTTATGCTTGACATTTTAGTTTTAGCGTGTACACCCTTTCTTTTTACTTTAGGTTTTACTATATGCGCTACTTCAATTCTTTTAGCCATCACTTAATAGGTATACAATTAGGTACTAACTTACCATCCTTCTCTTTCATACCGTACTGTCTATATCCTGCTGTACAAGGCTTTTCTAATTTGTGTTGCTCACAAGGCATAAACCAAGTCTTACCCTCATACTCGTGTTCGTGATAACTCTCACAACCTATGTCCTGTGCTGCTTTTATTGCTAGTTCTTTAGTTGCGTAAGCTAGTCTATCATCTATAATAGCCATACTGTCGCTAACTACTTCACTTGCCAACTCTAATACTCCTAATTCTTTTAACTTACTTTCTGCCCATCTCTTGGCAGCCTTACCACCCCACAACAAGTAGGATATAGTACCACAGGCTTTAGTATCGCTTTCATCGTAATTTACCTCTGCTCTTGACAAGTAGGAGTACATACGTTTTATAGTGCTTTCGCTAATAGGCTTTCCTTGTGCTAGTTGTTGCGCTCGTATCTTACCTACGTCTGTTGCACACTTATTGTTTACTTCTTTGTTTAGGTCTATGCCTCTTTGTGCGTTGTTCTTTACAGCATCAGGATAATCTGAATAGCTTTCTAGTTCTTCTTTCTTACCATCCTTATAGCGTTTGTCATCTCTTACTATTCTACGGATATAAGATAGCATCTCCTCTGCTTCTTCTTCTTCAAAGTCGTTTATAGGCTCTTTAGGTCTTTCCATCTTGTCAATGAAATAGCCTTCTATTGAGAAACCTTTTACTTTACCTGTCTTTACATAGTCATTCCAAACTTCATCGTTGTTTACTTTAACTACTCCCATCCAAGTACCCACAGGTACGTTTAAGCCATACTTCCTAGACTTGTCGTGTGTTTCATCCTCTACTAGCCAACTCTCTACTAGCGTAAGCCCATTTAGGCTGTGTTGGTGTTCTAGTGTGCTGTTGTTTTGATTTCCTTTCATAAGGTACATTTCAGCAGCCTTACGGATAGTGTCTTTAGAGAAGTAAATATAATACTCATCTTCTCCCTTACGTCTGTATATAGGTTTATTAGGAATAAGCAATGCACCTACTAATAGTTGTTTGTCTATTTGTGCAAGTTGTACTTCTTCGTTTTTTAGTGCAATAAAGTCCTCCTCAATAGCAGGGTTTTCTACAATAGAGATAGCCTCTATACCCTCTACACTATTTTCATCCAAAATAAGTTCGACTATCCTCATATAACTATAACGTTTATTTTTTATATTTTACTATATTGATGCGCCCTCTACTATATTACGTTCTAAACTTTGTGCAGTTGTTACGTCTTGTGATGTTACAAACGCTTTAATAGGCTGTTGTGTTTGTCCTGCTATTGTTTCTGCTAATTGGTTTCCTGCTCCTGCGCCTACTATGTTAAATGCAGGTGGTGCAGATGTAGGTGCGCTTGGTCTTGCTATTGATGGTGTACTACCACCGCCACCGCCTAAACTACTAGCTACTGACTTACTTTTACCTACTGCACTAGATATTGCACCTATAATTCCAACAGCCTGTAAGGCATATCCAATAAGCATAGGTATATTTTGTGGAAAACCTATTTTAGCTGTTTGTGCTGTACCTTCTGCTACTGCTGCTGTTGAACGTGCTGCTACTAAACTAGAAAATGTAATAGTTTTTTTAGCCTCTCCAATCATCTCCTGTACCGCTAGTAATTGTTTAGCTATAAGGGCTGCTTTACCTGCTGCTGTTTCTGCACCAAACAAACTAATAGCTGCATCTACTGCTTGTGCCTTTGATTGTGTAATCATAGCATCCGTTTGTTGCTGACCTGCTACAATACGTGCATCTCTTTCTGTTTTTTCTTTTAGTTGCGTTTCTTCTCTCTCCTTATCTTCTGCTGCAATCCTATCTTTACGCTCTTTTTCTGCTGCATCTTCTTCTGCTTGTATTGCTTTACGTTCTGTTGCCTGTTCACGTATAGCTGTTGTAAGTTCAGCGGTTAATGCTTTTTGTGTTCTTAATCTATTGGTTTCTAAATTTATTACTTGCGCTTTGAGTTGTGCTTCTTCTTCTAAATCAGCCTTTGTGGATAGCCCTAGTGCGTTTTCAGCTTGTTTAGCTTCTAGTCGTAATTTAGCAGCTTCAATTTCTTTTTGTGTTATGTCAGCTTCTATTTGACCTGCCTCTTTTATTGCCTCTAGTCTTTTCTCTAGCGACACATTTTCTTTATCAGCAGCCTGTTCTCTTAATTCTGCAATCCTTCTATTTGCCTCTGCTCTTTCTACTAGTAACTCCCTATCTACCTTATCTGCCTTTGCTCGTTGGTCTGCTATCTTACCTGCTATCTCGCCTTCTTCTACGGTAGCTTGTATAAACTCGTTTGTTTTGTCTATTGCTTGTTGTGTTTTATCAACAATATCTTCAACTCCTAAAGTAACTTTAGCAACAGCGTTTGTAGCAGTTTTACCTGCTTCTTTAAACTTACCTTCAAATAGTAATCCTATTGCTTTGCCTAATTGTGGCACAAGTTCTAATAAACCTTCAAACCTGTTTACAATATTGTCTTTAATTAAGTTGGCAAAGTTTGTTAAGGCTTGTTTAGGGTTTTCAAAAGCACCTATAATTAAATCTCCAAGCCCTGCAACAGCATCCATAAACTGCCCTGTTACAGCACCTATAACACCCATAAGTTTAGCAAACTTGTTTTGCCCTTCTTCACTTCTTGTAAAGGCTTGACCTACTGCCGCAATAGCTATAATTAATGCGCCTATGCCTGTTGCTGCAATAGCAAACTTTAAGGACTTAAAACCCTTTATAGCAGTGCCTACTGACTTTGTAATACCTTTAAAACCACTAATAGCACCACCTGACATTTTATCAAGTGAGTTTGTTGTATCTGCACTAGACTTGTTTACGTCTTTTATACTTTCATCTACCTTGTCAATACCTTTAACAGCGTCTGTAGTGTCTGCTTGTACCTGTATTACTATTTTTTCTGCCATTTCGCTTCTCTTTTAATTTTTTTACCTGCACCCATTAAACCACTTGGTAAATGATACTTACCTTGTGCTATACGGATGTTCTCTGTTTCTCCTTTTGCTAACTCTAATAAGTCTAGTATATTCTTTATCATAAGTCGTTTAATAGTTCTATGTTGCTTTCTCCTGTTAGTAGGTTAGTGCTTATGCTGTTTATTTTGTATTGGCTTCCTGCTACTATAAACCTATCCCCTAGACTATAATTTAGTAAGATACGCATAGGCAAATAAGCCTTTAGCTTTGTTAGTCTTTGCTTGGTGTTAAATACACTTGCTATGTAGTTAGAATAATAAACAGAAAACAATGTGTCTGCAAAATCCGTATCTCCCGACCATTCACTACGCTCCCTATTAAAGTTTAGTTGAAAGTCATTAGTGGCTGAATTGTTACTAACGCTATTAAAGGGCAGGTTTACTGATGTTAAGTTTTTGTGGCTTGTAGCTACGTTATCAGCGTTTACAGCATCAACAAAAGATATATCCCCTGTACTAACTAGGATAGGGTAAAACAATAAAGGACTACCTAAATAAGCATTTTGGCTTTTATCTACGTTATACCCCCATTGTATGTTTAACGGTGAACCATCATCTGCATCGTTTAGCTTTTCATATAGTAAATGCCCAAAAGGCACTTCTATTTTATATAACTGCCCTGCAAAATCGGGTTCGCTTTCGGGGTTTTTAACACTACCCCACTCTCTGTTTTCAAGTTCGCCAAACTTATTAGCTAAAAAGGTCTTTGTGTCTTTAAACTTAAATTCTATTTCTCTATACGGAAGTGCTACATCTACCTTGCTACTATTCACATCTACAAACTCTGTTATGTCGTATGTGTCTGTGCCTGTATAGAAGTCATCTAATGGCTTTACTTGTATTACACCGTTTACCACAAAAGCTGTAAGATTAAACGTCTTAAATAGCCCTGTAAGGAAGTCTAGTATTTTAATATCAGGCATTTGCTTGTTTACGTTAAATGTAAATGCTGCATTTGTTGTGTAGCTGCCTGTTGAATAGGTTACTCCAATAGGACTTTCAAAGGGTTCTTCATATTCAGCAACCCACCTAATGTTACTAAAGGTTATAGCTGCTGTCGATGTTATGAATACAGTATAATCTCCATCAGATATATCAAAATCCCCACTAAAACCATTAGCCGTGTGGTTTCCTGTTATATTTGTTTCAGAGTATATACTTGTACCATCATTAAATATCTCTACATCATAGCTTGTGGTGCTTGTGGTAAATAATGATAATCTAAAATCGTTCCAATAGTTTAAAGGTACTCTAGCTGATACCGTAAATGTTGTAGTAGTTATTGAAAAATCTATATCAGTACTAGGTGTCCATCCATCCACTTGTGTTTCAAACGCTGCTGTGCTTCCTGATAAATCTTCTACCTGACCGCTTTTTCTGTGAAGCCACATAAATAAATGGTCAAACTCTGTAATGCTTGTGTTCTTAAAAAAGTCAGTAGAAAAAGAAAGGTCTAAATCTGTTTCTATTTGTTCTATTATTTTGTTTACTCGTATAGCGTATTTTAACTCATTCCACTTTACTCCTTTAATGTGCTGACCACCACCACTATGATAGTGTAAATTTCCACTATCAGCTACATCGCTTGCTGTATCGCTATCATAAAACAATCTTTGACTGTGAGTTATTAATGGTGCTATAATATGATTGCTACTGCTCTCTGCTGTTGTTAGTTTGGTTTCAACTGTTGCTTCATCATACGTTAGATTGTATGCTGTTAGGTCAAGGTCTGATAGTTTCTTTTCTCCTAGTTTGTCTTTAAGGTCTACTATATCTCCAAAGAATGTAATACGGTAAGTGTGTGCTTTGTTTCCTTTTAAATCAACTCCTTCTAGTTTTATCTTACCTGTTCTAAATGGTATGTTGTTTAGTTCAATAGTAGCTACTACTTTTTTACGTGCATCAAAACCATTTGTAATATCAAAGTTATAGTAGTGCTTGAATATCTTGTTGTTGGTTTTAGAAGCAGGTACACTAAACGATTGTGTAAAGGCTGTAAATACCTTATCAATGTCTTTTACATTTTGGATGCTGTCAGTTATTGTAACACTTTCGTCTTTGAATAACTCAAGCCTTTGCCCTTCTATGTATAGTTGTATAATCACTATCTTACTGTGTTTATCTTGTCAAACGCATAATCAAAGTCTACTGTGTATTGTACAAGTCTATCATTAAGGCTTGTTTTGTATGTTACACTTTGTGTCTTTGGTATTACTGCTAATACTGTTTCTAGGTTGTTACTATCAGGAGCAGGATTGTCTAGTCTAGTAAGCCATACTTGCTCTGACATCATAAGCTGCTTTATTACTTCGTTGTAATCTTCTGATAGATAGTTAGTATTTAGTGTGATGCTTTCTTTTCCTAGTTTGTTGTATTGTGCTACTTGTGGTTTGTAGGTGTCGTATGTTAGTGTACCAAAGTCTACTGCATTTGCCTTGTAGGTTTCTCCTGTGGTGTTTAGGCTCTCTATGCTTTTAAGGCTAAAGTAGATATCTTGTAATGCACCAAACTTGTTTATAAATGTAACTTTGTAAGGCTCATACTTTGAGCAAGGCTCTGTGCTTATTTTAACGACTTGTGTGCCACTAGCAGAGTTAATGTATAGTTCATCTACCAAGCCTACATCTGCACCCTCTAAAAACGCATCTAAAAGGCTATTGTCCTCTAACGTACCGCCATCCGCTAATACTCGTTCTTTGTATGTGTCTGTATTGTCGCTTCCTGATACCGTGATGTATTCTATTTGTCCGTTAGTGTTTGTAGAAGATGATATGGCTTGTGTGCGTTTCTCTACACCCTGATAAAAGTATGTAACGCTATCTGTATCCCCTGTAAATACAGGCACTCTTACATTTTGGTCGTCAAGTCTGAATATCTTGTTATTACTTTGTAGGTACGTTCTGCTAAGTTCAGGATTGATGCCATCTTCAAAATAACCATAACCGTCAAAAGCTATATAATCTGTGCTTGTTGTGCCTAAACTAGAACCACTGCCATTGATAGCATCAAACATTTCTATATCAGCTTCAACCCATACGGTTTGACTATCGTACTCCCCATCAAATTCTATATCTAGGTAATCCCTTACAAGTTCTGCAATCTCAAACACAACATAGTTGTTACTGCTTATCTCGTTTTTAGTTATTGTGTATTTAGCTGCTCCCTTGTCTGTTGTGAATGTACCTGTGTATATATACAGGCTTAAAGTAGCTGATGCCAAACTAGCATTACTTACTTTTACATAATACGGACTTCTTACATTTATCTTAGTTGCCACTTGTTGCTGATGTTAAAAATTCTTCTAAATCTAATTTATATGCATCTACTAACTCTTTTGGTAGTTTGTCAAATGCTTGTTCAAAACTCTTTGTAAAGAAATTGCTAGGCTTAATACCTTTTCTAAATATGCTCCTTGCCATTAGGTACTGTAAACTCTTTCTCTTTATGAATTGCCCTTGTGCGTTTCTTACTCCCTTAATATTTTTTCTTACTAGCCACTTGTCTAATGCTTGTGGTGGAGGCATCTTATCCTTATAACTAAATGGTGTATTGTATTTCTTTTTAGTACCACTTACACCCTTGTCTTGATAAATACCATAATCCTCCATAAAGAAGTTTAGTATAAACGCATTTGCAGACGTTTTAAGGTCGTATTTAAGGCTGTTGTATAATTCCTTACTACTATTCTTTTTACCTTTAGTTAATCGTGTCCTAGATTGCTGTATAACCCTCTTGGCAAAGCCATTCAATATATCCTCTGTATTGTCTAGCATAGGTATATGTCGTTAGGTATGGTTATGTCAAAGGTTGTAGACCATCCTGCTAGTTCATTTTCAAACCTGTCATAGAAAGGCTCACAGCTAGGGTCGCTATCTAAAGAGTACACATCGCTAACGTCAGCTTGTCTTAATAAGCCAAACAATCTATTCAATACTGCTAGTTGTGTGTTAAGTACATCTTGCTCGTTGTTGTTGCCTACAAATATGTCTGTTGTTTCGTCTTTGCTAAAGTCTACTATATCCATAGCTAGGACTGTGATGTTAAACCTAATTACTTGTTCTTGTATGGTTGCGCTGTTTATAATAACGTGAGACAATGGAAATATAGTTTGCTTGGATAAGTCTATCTCTGTCAAATCCCCTGTTGTAACCGTATTGACATTTTCATCCAATAGTAGTTGGTCTTTTATAGTTTGCGTGATTAGGTAAAAACCTCTTACTGCTGTATTAGCCATTTCTTTTAATTCTTTTTGCTTCTAACTCGTTTTTCTCTTTCATAAACTCTAACGCATACAAACATTCGTGCATATTTAGTTTAGTGATATTTTCAAATCTTGTAACGTCTCCTTGAGCCAATCCGAATATTGATTGATACCAACCCCATTTTGCTCCAAAGTTTGCTTCTGTTGATAAGTCATTCCCTCCTTGAGTGAATAGTCCATCATAACCTGACACAATTCGCTCCCTAAATTGTAAAAAAAAACAATAGAACCTAATACAACTCCTAAAGGCATAT